CTCAATTAAGAAATATGTCCGACGCTGACCTGCACGGTCAGTGTCTTGCTGGAAAGGTAACTTCCCCCACCTCAAAAGTCAGTGAGGAGGGTTCGGCACCAAGCGCTTTAGAAATAAGGGCGCGTCTGCACGCAGCGCACATATGTGATGTGCTCTGTACAGCCTTTGGGATGCATTCGGTGGAAGAGAAGACTATACGTAAACTCTCCCAGCGATGGGGCAGGGTGAACGATTGCACACTTGAAAAAGTATTGAAGTGTGCAACCGCTACCTGCTTCAGCATGGTGACAGACCAGGAACATCCAACCTGGCCTACCAAGTGTTTAAGCTTTAACCAATTCTTCGCGGGGCGAGTGGGGCAATTTTTGCGCCGCCTCCTACGCACGCTAAACCGTCAATATCGGGGGTCTCCCTCGAAACGGAAGCGTGCGTTGAATAAGGCGCAGACCCTTCTTTTCATAAAGAAGGGCTCACCCTGCCCGCCGCAAGAAGAAATATTGGGGACAGCAATTAAGCACTGTGCAGCCTTAAAGAAGAGAACTCCCGGTAGGCAAATCCGGGAGGGATCTGATCGGGATGTGGGTGGGGCGGCAGCCCTCGACATCAAGCTCCTTGAATCTATGAAGCAATGCGTCAGGGAAGTAATTCCAAAAAACTGGTGGCAGGAGATATCTCCTGTTGCCCCGTTCCCTTCCGTCAACGGGCACTATCATGTGTCCGGTGGCGACGGGGGGGCGGCTTTTGAGGTTTTACTTAACTGGCGCCAAGCTTTATCTGGTTGTGATAGGGGATTGTTGCAGAGGATGTCATATCATCCGCATCTAGGGTGTGTAAGTGTGTACATTGATTTTCGTACCGCTTCAGCCCGTATGGCTAGGTTGTTTTCTCGTAGAGTCTACAACGAGTCCAAAAAGGGAGGTTATAGGTGTAAGGCCAATTTCGTATTGGAGCCTTATAAAGTCCGGGCAGTAACGTCCGGACCCGTTACACCTTATTACCTCCTGAAGCCGGTCCAAAAGATTTTGTGGAAACATATGTCCTCTCACCCGACCTTCCGTTTTACCGGGGCCCCAATTTCTGCCGAACAGCTGAATATGCTGTTCGGCGGGAACTGGGTCGCCCCTCCGTGTTCCGGAAGCTGGGATTTCTGTTCGGTCGACTATTCGAACGCTACAGATAATTTGAGGCAGTATTTTTCACGTGAACTCTGGAACTTCATCTCCAAAAGGGGACATGTCCCCGATTGGGTTAGAAGGGCAGGGTCAAAATCGTTAGTGGGTCACACCATTGAGTATGATGATGACCTGATTGAACAAGCAAAGGAGCTCGATCCTTCTGGCAACCTCCTGTCGAATATTCAACAGTGGGATGGCCAGTTGATGGGCTCCATCTTGTCTTTTATCGTCCTCTGCTTCGCAAATGCCGGCATATGCCGGTTGGCGTTTTCAGATTACGATGGCGACGATGGATGGAAGGCGGACGGTTCCGGTCCGTGGGGAGATCTTGACGACTCTCCCCCGGTTACCGGTCCCATTTCCAGTTTGCCTTTTTACGTGAATGGGGATGATGCAGTTCTCTGCATGAACCCTCCACAATATGAGTCCTGGAAACAGTTTGCGAACCACATTGGGATGGAACCCTCTGTGGGCAAATGTTTCAAGGCTCCGGACTGGCTGCAAATGAATTCCGAGGCCTATATGCTTGTTGATCGAGGTGAGTGGCACCGGCGCGTTAGCATTTTTCCCATAGATATCTATGAGGAATTTAGTTGGACGCCGGAACCACTCTCTGTGAAATATGAGAATGTTATTGGTTGTCGTTGGGTATTTGAGCGATGTGCTTACATCAATTTTGCCCTTCTTGGTCCGAAAATGGCCAGAGGGGGCGAGTACCGAACGTTTACGGAATTGGACTCGGTGGCTCGCGAATTTCTGCGAGGTCATCCGATCGAAAGTGAATCAAAGTTAATGAGCATCTTCATCGAGCATCATCGTAGAGAGGGGGGACTTCTCAATGATGTGCCGTCTGGCTGTTCGTGGTGGCTTCCAACCTCCCTCGGAGGACTTGGGTTGCCTTATCGTCCAGAACACAACTGGGTGTACCCGAACAAAAAAACACAAATCGAGCTTGAGATTAGCTCGCGCCAGAAGATGATGGCAACTTTGATTTACAACTCCTACTCCACTAAAGTTGGTTTGGCCCTCCGACCGTTTCCAGCGGTCGATGGGTCACTTCCTTCTTTCTTGCAACGCGCCCTTTATAAGGACGCGAGACACTTCGTCGAAATAGATGAGCCCGAGGAGCAATCCTGGGGCAGTTTGTTGTTGACGAGGTCTGGTTACGCGCAAGAGTCTTCATACGTTTCTGCCCTTTGGGACTCTGTCTGGGATAGCCCGGACAAGCCTCAAAGGGGAGGAGTGTCGAAGTTCTCCGGCGCGAGACCGTCTTCGCAAGAAAGTGGACGTGGTGAGAATAATCGTAAGATCTGCGCAAGGTGGCGGAAACTCTGGGATCGGAGTGCAGAGGAGAGGGGCTTCGCCCCATTGGATTTCCTCCTGCGTTTCGTCCCCCGAAAGAGGGTTCTCGCCGGTGGGCTTTCAGTATTTTTTCGTGAAACCCGCCCAATCCCGCGCGACTTACACAGCCGAATTTCAGCAATTGATTCTCTTCGGAGGACTGGTATACCTTGGGAGCAAATGACGATGGCTTCGCCGTCTGAGTGTCTTCCATCGGTATTCTTCTAGGTGGATCTGGTTCAGTCAAGTGAAAGTTTAACCTCGAAAAGAGGGTTTATGTGTAGCTTGGTCTCTG